TATCATCATCGTTCAATAATAATATTACTACTTGGGATATTAGTAATAATAATATAAAAATTAAAGATAAGTCTAATTATCTTACTTATAGTAGTCCTAGTGTAATAATTGGTAAAACTGGATTTACCTGGAATTTTAAATCATATAGTAATATCGAAAAAAAATGGGTTATCGAAAAAATAAGTGATTAATGTGGTAATTGAGAGCCTAATATAACCCATGATGGTAAATCATCTAAAATGCTTTTATTTACACTACCTAAAACAACAAAGAAATTACATACAAAATAAAGTTTCATATCATGTTCTAAATCTATTAATTTTTTCATTTCTCTAGCAAGAGCAAATCTTACTAAATCTATATTCTGATTATCTATTAATAAATATAATAATTCTTGAATATCAAAAATAGGTATATTATATTCATTTATATATAAATTTAATAATATAAAAATATTTACAATTTGTGTAAATGTTAATTCGGTAAACCATTCCATTGATGTATAAATTCCATATCGCTCATATTTATATACTAAATCAATAAAAGCTTCATTTGGCGTTTCCCATTTATTATGAAAATCGGGGATTTCATTACTAAGACGTTTTATATAATGTTGTAAACGATATAAAACATTTATCGAAATAGGTTCACGTGTTAATGGATTATACATGCCAATATTTTCTAAGTGATATAAGAATTCATAAACACTAAAAACATATATGTTATTCTCTTTATTTTTGTAGCTAAATAATTTATCAGATTTTATCTCATTTATAAGTTCTAATGTAAATGGGTCAGTATCATTGATACTTTTCTGATATACATGAGGTCCCTGTATATTACGTGTACGAAACTTATTTTGTAATATAATAATTGATTTTAGATGATTTTTATTAATAGTATATAGTTTATGATGTATTTCTAATATCATAGCAATACATTTTTGTTTTGAATAATATCTATCATTTGGTACATATAATAACAAATTATCATATTTATATAAATAATTTATTAGTATTTTTAATGTATTTATTGATATTTTATTCATATATAAATATATATCATTTATACGAAATGGTTCGATTAAAAAATGCTTTTTAAAGATAGATTGAAATAATTGTATTTTATTTTGATGGTGATAACAATAATCATTTTTACAAGAACGCAAACATTTTAATCCAGATTGGCCTCGTAAAAAATAAAGACAAATTCCCATAACACTCTCTTAAAATAAAAATTGAAATTTACTTCTAAGTAAGTTTAGCCCTTTTAAAGGCTGAGCTACTATCCGCTCAGCTTACTATAATCGTATAGTCTTTAAACTTAAGAAACCACTTAAACACTTACATACTAATCTAATAAATAATGGACTGCCAACCTATTCTACCCAAAAATGTTGATGTTTCTAAACTAAGCTTTCTACCACCTAAGAAAAACGCTCAAGGTGGCAAAAGTATTCTTGTAAATTACGCAGGAGAGCGTGTTGTTCTACAGCTACCTGTTCTTCATATTCCATATGGAGTTGGTGATGCAGCAAATGTAGTTCTTGATAAAAGTGCCAAAAAGAATGACCCTAAACCACCTCGATATGTACTTGACCTTTCTTTCCGAGGAAAGGAGGACAATAAATCGATTAACAACTTCTTTGAAAAAATTCAAGAGATTGAAACTAAAATCAAAAAGGAGGCTTTTGTAAACCGTGTATCATGGCTAGATGATAATTACGATGACCTAGAACCTCTTGTAAATAAACTATTCACATCAAATATTCGTTTTGATAAAGATAAGGATACTAAAAAGATTCTAAATCGTTATCCACCTACATTCCGTGTTAAACTACCTTTCGTTCATGAAACTAATGCATTCAAGTTCGATAGCTATGATATGGAGGGTAATGAAATCGAGTTTAAAGAGTTCATGGAAAAAGATAAGCTAAAAGGAGCTAAATGTCTACTAATTATCCAGCTTGCTGGTCTATGGTTTGTAGGTGGTAAATATGGTTGCACTTGGAAAGTTATTAGTGGTAATTTTCAAAAAACAGCACTTGTGCGCTATCGACCAGTCCAAGATACAGATGATGTAGCAGCACCTGTATCTAAAAAAGACGAAGAAGATGATGAAGACCTTGTAGAAGATGCAATGCCTGATTCATCAACACATATTACTCATGTATCTGATTCTGAAGAAGAGGAGGAGCAAGAAGAAGAGGAAGAGGAAGAGGAAGAAGAGGAAGAGGAAGAACGCGAACCAACACCACCTCCCCCACCTGCTCCCAAAAAGAAGGTAACTACTACTAAGAAAAAGTAAACAATAAATAGAGTATTTAAATTAAATAATAACAGATTTTTATGAAAATGTTAGTGGGTTAGGAAAGCGGTCAAATCCGAATGCCTTAAGAGCATTTCCTTTATGGTTCAGGGGTTCGAATCCCCTACTCACTATAATAATTATTTATAAAAACATAAACATTAAAAAATAACGGTGGAGTAGGAAAGCGGTCAAATCCACCCGCCTCAAGAGCGGGCCCTTTATGGTTCACGGGTTCGAATCCCGTCTTCACCAAACTGACAGGTTTCCTGAGTGGTCAAAGGGAATTGCAACTAACTAACACAATGCAATGCGTAAGCTTCAGGGGTTCGAATCCCCTACCTGTCGTCATACTTATTTTTAAAAATAAAACTTTTATATTTTATTGAGTGCGTTTTTATTTTTCTTACGATAATATATATATAAAATATAAGAAAATAATAGCAGAATGCTTATTATTTTAATAAAGATGAGTATATATTCTTGACGATATAAGACTATAGATATACTACAGACAGATATAAAACCCAGTATAATAACTAATGTATCTGTATATTTTCCAAATATTTGTCTTAGATAAATAGAAGTAACTTTAGCAGTATCAGGTATATAATTATCGTCATAATATTTATATTCAATATAAGACATGATACATTCAAATTTCATGAAAGGCCAATGTAAATACAGGATTATACAATAAATTAAATAGATGATATCTAAAGAACTATTGAAAATAAATAAATACATATTTGCAAATAGAAGACCAACAAAATGAATGAATCTTATAACAAATAAGTATGCTGATACTTTCTTTTCTTTATGAAAAGGTTCAATCGTTTCATTATATATAGATATACTTGATAAAATTAAAGATAATATAATGACAATGAAATACCCATACATAGGATGCAAGTTTAATCCTAAATGTTTCATGGAATGTATATATGTCTTTATTTATGAAAGGGTTATTTTTTTAAAAGCCATAAAGCTGCAATAAAAAATATTACACTTACAAATACATATCCCTTCAAAGTGGGACAATCAACTTCGTCTATTAAAACTGATTGATTACTCCATAAATAGTATGCATTATTTAAAAATTTATAACTATTTGACAATATTAAAAAAAGTATTGTTAAATAAAATGCTTGATTAATTTTTTGTCCTGTGGATCGGTCTTCTCTAGGATTTAAATATTTTATGCCATCATTAGCCTGTTTTATTGTTTCATCACTAGTAATTATTGGAGCCATGTATTGACTTGGGTGTAAATCCATCTCTACTTTTAAGAAGATTTATTTTGTAATAAATAAACGATGTGAGTATTTAAAAATGGTATACCGTTAAAATTACATGCCCCTGCTAATGTATATGCACCCATATTTTTAAAAAGAAGCCATTCATTTAATTCCATTTCTGGATATGATTCTAATTCTAATATTTTATCTAAACCATCACATGTTGGTCCGTATAATGTAGTTTTATAATTAAGTCTTCCACCATACGTCCATTCTGGTTCTGGAGAATAATGATCGTAAAATATACAATTAAATGAACCATATAAACTATCAGTTATCCAATAATCACGAGAATCTTCTGTTTTACGAATTCCAATAATATTAGTTGCAAGATATCCTGATGTCTCTGCGAAAAAACGTCCAGGTTCTGCAATAAAACGACATTCTAACTCTGGTGGAAAATAAGTATTTTTTGCTTCAATAATAGCTTCTGGTATATCTGCTAACTTATGAGAAGTAAAGCCACCACCTACGTCTACTATTTTTATTTTAAATCCATGTTCTAGTGCTAAATCATAAAAATCACGAGCCTCCTTAATCGCAAGAGCGTATGCTTTTGGAGAAGATGCACCAGAACCCACATGAAAACTAATACCCATTATATTAATATTATGTGTTTTAGCTGTTTCAATTAATTGCAACCATGTGCTTTTATCTGCTCCAAACTTATGTGCGAATTGACAACGAGCATCTGGGTCTTTTGCATATATACGAAGCATCACGTTCATCTGAGGACATACCTGAGATATTTTAATTAATTCAATTTCATTATCAAATGTAACAATTTTCACACCTTTTTGATAAGCAGTTACAATATCTCTTTGTCGTTTACATGGATTAGCAAAGATTATACGGTCTGGTGAAATACCAGAAGATAAAACTCTTTCTATTTCAGCAATAGAAGCACAATCAAAATTAGCACCTAATTCAGATAATCTTTTAATAAAAATAGTATCTGGATTGCATTTAATTGCATAATATGGTTGAATATCTGAAAAACGTTTACACCATACATCATATAAGCGCTCTATTTCACCAATATCCATAAAATATATACTTTCTTCTTTATGATGAGTTTCATTTAAAAAATCTTGAATATATTGATAGACGTTTGTTTGATTTTCATAATTTAAATACGTTGCTGATAAGGAAAAGGGCTTTTCGTCATTTATTTTGGTTTGCCGTAAAGTCTCCAGTTTTGCTAGTATATAACAAAAATAACAAAATAATTTTTAAATCATAAATTTAGGACTTATTTGGGAATACAGGGATAAAAATGATATTTGTTTAATTGTTTTAAAGGATTTAAAGGATTTTTTTTTCGACAAAAAGGGCAGCTATAAAATTTATACATACCAATTAATACTTTATTATATGTTGTCGCATTTAATTTTTCTGTATTTGTTATTTTTAACAAACATCCCACACACATATAGTGACTACAATCCATTATTATATAATATTTAGCATTCTCCATACAAATAGGACACTCGTGTTCATTTTCAGTTTGCATTTTTAAATACATTAATTCATAAGAATTAATAAATTTAAAATTCGCACTTGAATAGTATTGCATTAGATTATTAGCTCCATTTTTTTGTAATTTTTTACAAATTTTATACAAAGCTAGACGATTAATATCACTAAATTTAATTAATTCTTCGGATATATCTTGATTAATACTATTATCTTTTCTACAACAAAGAAATACTGAACTATTTAATGATTGACTTAACTCTTTAATAAAATTATCTTCTGTTTGTTTACATTGTTTTTCTAATGTAGCTACAATTTCTTGAAGGTCCATATTATCCCTGTTTTTTTTTATATATTTTTTCCAATACTTATACGGTAACATAGAATCTTTGAGGGGTTCTAATAATATACTATTTTGCACATCAATTAAATTTTTATTAAACTTCATATCATTATCTTACTATCTAATAATATTTTTCGTTTAATTACTTTCAGATTTATCTATTAGTTCAGATATTGTTTTTTCAATCACTAAAGGTGTTGGTAATTGTATTTGAAACATCTGTCCTGATACAAATCTTTTTTTAGGAACA